ACCACAGGAGGACACAGATGCATAGGGGAGGGGCCCGTCCGGGCAAGAACCAGCAGAACCCGCATGGCAAACCAGCTCTTAGCACCGCAGCTAAGCCTTTGGTCGGCGGTTCAGCCGCCGCTCCGCAGGTTGCCCAGCCGTCACCGGCCCGTCCGCTTGACTTCCCTCAGTCATCCCCGGCCCCGCTCTACTCGACGTACCTCCAACCCAAGCCGAAGGGTGCGTGGTTCGACGAAGCGGCTGCTCAGCATGCCGTCGATTTCATCCAGGGGCTGAAGCACTACCAGGGTGAGTGGAGCGGTCAGTTGTTCTGGCTCTTGCCATGGCAGCTTGACATCGTCCGTGAGGTCTTCGGCTGGAAGACCGCCGACGGCTCTAGGCTTTACCGCAAGGTCTACATCGAGGTCCCCCGCAAGGCGGGCAAGACCACGTTCGCGGCGGCCATAGCCCTGTACCTCGCCTACGCCGACAACGAGCCTGGGTGTCAGGTCTACTTCGCCGCATCGGACAAGGACCAGGCGGGCTACGGCTACAACGCCGCTCGCATCATGTCCGAGCACGACCCCGTACTCGGCCCTCAGAGCGTGTACTACAACTCGAAGAAGACCATCAAGCTGGTCAACAATCCGGGCGGAGAAATCATCTGCCTGTCTTCGGAGACCAAGAAGCTCTACGGCCTCAACTTGCACGGGCTCATCTTCGACGAGTTGATGACCCAGCCCAACCGGGTCATGTGGGATGCCTTGACGACAGGCCAAGGGGCACGCAGGCAGCCTCTCGTAGTAGCCATCTCAACGGCCGGGTGGGACCGCAACTCAGTTTGCTTCGAGCACCACGAGTACACCGCCAGGATTGCCGAGGGTGCAGAATCTGACCCGACGTTTCTCGGAGTGGTCTACGGGGCACCAGAGGGGGCCGACTGGACGGTCCCCGAGACTTGGAGGGAGGCTAACCCATCCCTCGGGCACACGGTTCAGGAGTCGTACTACGAGACGGAAGTGAAGCAAGCCCTCTCGATGCCGACTTACCAGAACACCGTCCGCACACTGCTGCTCTCGCAGTGGGTAGGCCAATAGGTTCGCTTCATCCCGATGGAGCAGTGGGACGCCTACGGCACGTCGGTTGACCCAGAGTCCCTACTCGGTCGCCCATGCTTCGGAGGTCTTGACCTGTCGTCTACGACCGACCTCTCCGCGTTCGTCCTAGTGTTCCCTTCGAAGGACGGCCGCCTGGACGTCATCCCCTACATCTTCATCCCTGGGGAGGGGCTAAGGGAACGAGGGCTCCGCGACCGCGTCTCGTACGAGACCTGGGTACGTCAAGGGCACGTCATCGCTACCCCAGGTCCTACCGTGGACTACGCGGTCATCAAGCAGACCATCTTGGCCGCATCCAAGAAGTACGACCTCAAAGACGTGAACTACGACCGTTGGGGTGCCACGCAGATGGTGCAAGAACTGACGCTAGAGCAGGTCTCGATGGTCGAGATTGGCCAAGGCATGGCCAGCATGTCAGCTCCTACGAAAGAGATGCTCCGGTTGGTGATGGAGAAGAGGCTGAACCACGGTAAGCATCCGGTGCTGCGGTGGAACGCTGAGAACGCCGCCGCCAAGTTCGACGAAGCGGGCAACGTCAAGCTGGATAAGGCCAAGTCTACGGCCCGCATCGACGGCCTGATGGCCACCATCATGGCCCTAGATGGGTACATGCGACGCGGACCCCGGTACCTACGTGTTTCGGTCTACGACCGCAGGCTAGCTGAAGACAAACGATTGGAAGAGGAGAGTGTGAATGGCCGCCCGACTGAGAGGTAAGCTTGCTCTCCGCTTGCTTGGGAAGTCTTTCGTCCCGGTGCGGGCAGACTCACTAACAGGGTACTCACAACCTGGGCTAGTGTCGCTGTACGACCAGTTGTTCTCTACGCACGGTGCCATCTATCGCTCGGAGCCTAACGTCCGTACCGTGGTGGACTTCATCGCCCGGAACGCTGCTCAAGTTGGAGTGAAGCTGTACGACCGTGTTGGAGACAACGACAGGCAAGAGCTGTCGAAGCACCCTCTGACCCAGTTGGTGAACCACCCGAACCCGGTTACTACTCGGTATCGCCTGTTCTACGGCACCTACGCAGACCTGTGCATCTACGACGCCGCGTTCTGGCTCAAGGTGCTAGGGGCAACCGGCAGGCCGGGACTGCTGCGGGTCCCGCCTGAGTACATGCAGGTTGCCGGGGGCACCATACCGACCAAGTACAGGCTGTGGTTCCCAGGCGGGGAGCCTCAGTTCTTCGACCCGTCCGAGGTCGTTCACTTCCATGGCTACGACCCAACGTCGTTGACGGGTGGTGTCTCACCGATGGAGACCCTCAAGGGCATCATCGCTGAGGACACCCTCTCAGCCGAGCACCGTAAGGGCTTCTGGAAGCGGGGAGCACGGATGGAGGGAGTCATCCTCCGCCCTGGCACCGCCGCTGAGCTGTCTACCGAAGCTAAGAACAGGTTCCTTGAAGAGTGGGAAGCCACCTACAGTGGCAAGGACAACTCCGGCCGGACAGGGATGCTGGAAGAGGACATGCAATGGCTGCCCGTCGGGTTCTCCCCGAAAGAGAGCGAGTACGTAGCGTCCCGCAAGCTCACTATGGAAGTGGTGGCACGTTCGTTCCATCTACCGCTACAGATGGTGGGACTCGGACAGGCCAACTACTCCTCCATCGACGAGTACCACAAGATGTTGTACACAGAGTCTCTTCCACCGTGGTTCACCTGGGTCGAAGAGGACATGGAGCTGCAACTATTCAACGACTACTCGGGCCTGGAGAACGCCTACCTAGAACACAACATCGCTGAGAAGCTGAAGGGTAGCTTCGAGGCCCAGGCCGCCATCTTGTCTACCTCCGTAGGTGGACCATGGATGACCACGAACGAGGCGAGAGCACGAGTCAACCTGCCGCCGCTTGACAACGGAGACGACCTCATCGTCCCCATGAACGTGACCTTGGGTGGACAACCTGCCCCGAACCAGCCCCTACAAGATGGTGGTGACAGGGAAGAGGTTACCGGCGTCCCCGGTAAGAGCTTGACGAAGGCCCTTGCCGAACGAGTACGTGACAAGTACGAGGTAGCCCATGAGGAGCTGTTCACGAAGTTCTTCACGCACCAGCGTGACGTGGTCCTGTCAGCCCAAGGGGCTGGTCGCGTAGCGTCAACCCAGAAGGCTGCTAAGGGTTTCGACTCCAGGCGGTGGAACAAAGAGCTACAGGAAGACCTTGGGCCCCTGGCCCTGGAGGCGACCACGGCAGCCGGGACAGCAGCCGCCCGTCGCTTCGGCTCCGACGGCACCTACGACCCGGACGCAACCAAGCACTACCTCGCTGAGAACGTACGCATCGCGGCGGAGTCTGTGAATGCGAGTACCGAGAAGGCAGTAGACGAGGCTGTTGACTCTGACGCCTTGAAGCGTGTGTTCGAGGTTGCCATCGTAGCTCGAGCTGCACAGCTCGCACTCACTAGGTCTACGTCGCTCGTGACGTTCGCAACCCATGAGGCTGCGAAGCAGAGCGGCAAGACTACGAAGACCTGGAGTGTTACGTCGGCCAACAGCCGTCACCCAGAGTTGGACGGAGAGACCGTCAAGGTGTTTGAGGAGTTCAGCAACGGGGCTCAGTACCCAGGAGACCCTTCACTAGATGTTGGTGAGTCGGCTGGGTGTACCTGCCTCCTCGACTTCGGCTAGGAGAGAGAAGTGATGACCAAGAAGACCGCTACCTATGACATCGTCAGCTTCAAAGCGTTGACGGACGACCAGGGCCAAGACATCGGCCGCTTCAGTGCGTCTTTCTCAGTGTTCGGAAACGTGGACTTGCAAGGTGACCGGGTCATCCCTGGGGCCTTCGACAAGACCATCAGAGACCTTCGTATCACAGGTGACCCTGTGCCGGTCGTTTGGACGCATGACTGGGGTAACCCGTTCGCGTTCATCGGTGAGTCTTCCCCGCATGACATCGTAGCCGACGAGAAGTCTGTTACAGCCATCGGACAGGTAGACCTCGCCGACCCGTTCGCTGCGAAGGTCTACGACCTGATGAAGCGGAGGCTCGTCAAGCAGTTCAGCTTCTCCTACGAGATTGCACCCGACGGAGACCACACCGCCGCCGATGGTGCCCACAACCTCACCGAGGTCAAGCTCATCGAGTGGGGTCCCACCCTGATGGGTGCGAACCCCCAGACCGAGCTGTTGGGTGTGAAGGCTGACCTGGAGAGAGCCGCTCACAAGGTGGTT